ACAAGTCAAAGGACGAACGACAACTGCTAACCTACATGGGCAGCATCTCATGGCCTTCGCTAAACGACACGAAGTAAGTGCATCTACCGAAGAACAGCCAGAAATCATCTTTTACAACTCGCACGATGGAAAATCATCAATGAAACTATTTGCTGGTGTATACCGATTCATATGCAGCAACGGCCTTATTGCAGGCGACGGCTTTGACCAACGCATGGTTCATTATAAAAGCAACTTAGATAGCTTCGAAGACCTGCTGACTTACACAGCTAATAGCTTAGAAGACATCGCGCAACTAACACATAGTATGAAAAACATAACACCTGAGCGAGAGCAAGTTGCCCTTTTCGCTGAAAAAGCGCTAGAAACACGATACGATCTATACGTACCTACCAAGAACAATTGGGATCAACTGGGCTGGCTCGAGCGTAATATGTTCGACAAACGCGCAATAAAACAAACGCTAACAGCTACTCGTCCACAAGACGCTGCTAACGATGCTTGGACAATTTTCAACCGAGTCCAAGAGTCTGTTATACGTGGTGGTTTCGACGTACTCGGAGAACGAAAACGCCGTGGACAAGTGTTCCTGGGCTATAAACAAGCCAAAGCACTTAGTTCAATAAAAGAAAACGTGTCTGTAAACCGAAAACTATGGGACATTGCACAGGAGACTTTAGCAGCATGAGATCATATATTGTATGTTGGACAATGAACAACCAAGACTTCTGGGAGGTCTTTGAAACCCACGAAGAAGCCGTATCCTGTTACAACTTAGTCGTTGGAGACAGCTATGTAGCTGCGTTAACAGCTGTGATAAGCTCATCAGACTACGAAACTCACCCCGCTTTTAAACTTAAAGAGGCTATGTAAAAGGCTATTAATATGAAAAAGCACACGATAAACGAAAATGGAATGCAGCAAATTGTCGATCAGCTCAAGTCACAATGTAAGCCTAGCGTATTTGACGGTTGGCTAGAAGATGATTTAATTGTTTCGCGTCGATCACAAGAAATGTTATCTGCATGGGCTTCCGAGCTAGAGGAAGTGTTGGATAGCGGTAATGGCGATGAAATTGAAATTAGCCAGCACGATACTATCTCAGGTCACACTGAGCATCTAAGCGTTACTGCCGAAGGTATCGATATCGTGGAGGAAAAGCCATGAGTACACCAACAAATCCCTACGACGCGCTAGTCTTAGCGCTAACATTAGGCATTACCGCTTCTGACGAGGACAAAGCAGCCGAATGTGTTCGCATGGCAGAACAAATCGCCCAAAACCTTTCGGAACTTGAAGTCAAACGAGCCCAAAAAGATGCAATGAAAGCATGTAACATCGCATAAAAACATTAATACTTGAGCTTTATTATTAGCTTTGCTAATATTCTAGTTATTGCTAGGAGAGTATTAATGAGTATTAATGATGCGACACCCAGTGCCTGGGACAAAGCTACCAAAGCCGCTAATAGCCCTACCACCTTTCAAGATCCTTACGATGCACCCGCTAAAAACGAAGTAACATCGCCTGACCACTACACGTTTTCTAAAATCGAGTGTATTGCTTATCTTGAAGACAATATGGGCGCAGGTTACGAGTTCTTCCTTGAGGGTAATATTAAAAAATATTTACATCGCTTCCGTTACAAAAACAGTGAAGTGACTGACCTTCGTAAAGCGCAATTCTATCTTGACCGATTAATACGGCACATCGAACAAGAAGACTAAAAACCATAATCATCTAGGAGGATGCACATGGATACCAAAGAATACTTCAAAAACCTCTCTTCTAACGACGAACACCTAACACTTCACCCAGAATTTCTTACATACACTACTGTGTGGATGAAATCTCGTATGCCAGAAGCCTATAACGAGCTCAAAGCGCGCTTTAAATCTATTGAAGGCGAAATATACGCTCAAGAACAATGTGATTCAGCAAAGACAGACTTTTAATGCGGGACCGACGAATCAACCCTTCAAAACAGCGTGTTAGCGAAACTGCTAAACGTAAACACCGATTAAAAATCCAGCAGTTAAACGACAAATGGCTTCGCACAAGGCTCATCGCATGCTCATCACTTTAGATTTTGAAACGTATTACGCTCCTAAGTATGGGCTAACAACCCTAACGACAATGGAATATGTCAACCACAAACTGTTCAAGGTTTGGGGAGTCGGTATAAAAATTGATGAAGAAGAGACTGAATGGTTCGGTGAAGCTGACGCTGAGTCAGCTATACATGACATTGATTGGCAAAGAGCAACTGTCATATGTCACAACACAATGTTCGATGGGTACATACTAACGCAATACTACGGGGTTAAACCGGCATACTACATCGATACAGCCGCTATGAGTCGTGGTTTATACCCTGGTCAGTCTGCGCGCCTAAAAGATGTCGCTGAAAGGCTTTACCCCGACGACGAACGCATGCGCAAAGGCGAAGAACTAGCCAATGCTAAAGGTATATACGACTTAGATCCTGAATTAGAAGCATCAATTGCAGGCTACTGCATACAAGACGTTGATCTGACTTACGCCTTATATCACGACATGGTAGCGAGGTTACCGAAATCTGAGCTAGATCTCATAGACCTAACATGTCGCATGTTTGTCGAGCCTAAGATTAAAATCAACCGAGAACGACTGAAAAAATACCACGAGCAAGAGTTTAATAAGGCAGAAGCTACAATAGAGACCAGCGGCGTAGATCGAAAAGTACTCAGCTCCAACCCACAATTTTCGCAGTATATTGAAGAAGAGCTGGGTATTGTGCCTCCCGTGAAGCGCTCTACCACCACCGGCAAGATGATTCCTGCCCTTGGGAAGAACGACGCAGCATTCACTCAAATGCAAAAAATGTACCCTGAACACCAGTCTATATGGGATGCTCGCATTGCTATAAAGAGTAGGCTTACTGAGACGCGATCAAAACGATTTTTAGAAGCAGCCTGGAACAAAGACTGGTTACCAGTACCACTTCGATACTATGCAGCGCACACTGGGCGATTTGGCGGGACTGACAAGCTCAACATGCAAAACTTACCAAGAGAAAGCGAACTACGACGCTGTATCGTAGCACCTGACGACCACCTTATCTTTGTAGCAGACCTGTCTAATATCGAAGCACGCATGTTGGCTTGGCTAGCAGGCGAAAGCAACCTACTCGAGCAGTATCGGAACGGTGAAGACATCTATAGCAATTTAGCCTCTGAGATTTATGGTAGGCCAATTAATAAGAAAGACGATCCAGTTGAGCGATTCGTAGGTAAAGTCGCTGTATTGGGTCTCGGATATGGCATGGGGCACCGTAAGTTGAGAGAAACCCTTGCAGCCGGAGCAATGGGACCACCCGTAATCTTCACAGAGTCAGAGGCAAAAAAAGTTGTAAACGCTTACCGCTCTGTATACCCCAAAATACCTGCTCTTTGGCGTAAGTTAGAAGATTTCTTAAAACAAACCATGCATAAAGATAACTACGGCAACGTTTATGGGCCACTAACCGTCGCAAGCCGAGCGATAGAACTACCTAACGGAATGGCTCTTAGATATCAGAATCTACGTTTTGGGTCCGAAGGTTTAATATATGACGGACGCGGCGCGAAGCCAGAATATACCTACGGTGGACGCATAACAGAAAACGTTGTGCAGGCCCTTTCGCGCATAGTAGTTACTGACAGTATGTTGCGACTAGACAAAAAAGCAGGGGATGTGGCCTTAACCGTTCACGATGAGATAATTATTACTAGTACTAATAATGATGCTGATGCTACAATGCAAAACATCATTGACGATATGTGTTTACCACCTCACTGGGCAAAGGATATCCCTCTAGATGCCGAAGGTGGCTTCGATAAATCCTATAGTAAATAAATGTCTCGATTAGTACTTACAAGAAAAACAGACGAATCAGTCGTTATACAAAAAAACGACGAAATCATTGCGTCGATAAAAGTTTCGCGAATCGACCGCAACCAAGTGCGTTTAGCTTTTGACGCCGAACGTGACATAAAAATAGACCGAGAAGAAGTCTTTAAAAACCAAATGAATAAAAAATAGTAGCCTCAAGAGGAAATCAATGGAATTAACATTTTTGGAGGCAACTAACGGC